TTGAGTCACAACTTATTAGAGAACCTGAACCAAATGGTACTATCACATCGTCTGTCCGACCATCTAATACTGAGTAGTAAGCGCCATCACCACCGATATTTTCCACACTACCACTCGGTAAATACTTTTGCGTTAGGTATGCTGAAGATGTGTTTGAGTAAGACTTTGTTGGGTATCTACCTCTACCACACAATCTAAACTTTACTTTAGAACTCTCCTTGTACTCAGGTCTTAAATTCTTCATATATACTTGTAAGTCTTCTAGTTCTGTAGAATCTAATGCAGATAGTGAGCCCGTACTCCATTTTGTATCAAACCATTCAACTTCTAATTTTGGTGGATATATTGTATTGGTTTGTCTTGAGAAGAATTTAAAATTACCCAATTTGTCTTGACTTCCTTCATCAGTATTTGTATCTAAATTTTCAAAACTACCACTTCTTTTTACTATAAATCCGTTATTAGGATATGTACCATCTAACCATTTGTTCATTATAGGCGTTACATCCATCCTCATATCATCAGAACCATACTTAAAAGATTGTGTAGCATAAACTTCTTCATGCCACGCTCCACCTTGCTCTTGACCTACAGAACCACTCCAAGCTGTTTTTAAAATCTGACCATCTCTATACTGCCAACTAGCTCCTTCTGTTGTAATTGGACTATCACTAAAAGTTCCTTGTCCCTCAACCCAACTTTGACTTATAGGATAGGCCCACAAAGACTGACTTGTATTCAATTCTTCAGAACCTGCATCATACATATTTAGATAGTATTTAGCGTCTGTAGATATAGTTCCGTTTACTAAAGAAGAAGATATTTCACTAATATCAAATTTAATTAATACACGAGATACTTTAATGTTACCACCAGATTGACTCATATCTTTTCTTACTTCTAATATCTCATCTAAGCCAGCATTACCACTACCACTAGCTTGATATAAAGTTGTATCTATTTCTGGAAAAACAAAATAATGCATTAGTTACCTCCCGATGAATTACCAATTACTCTACCTTCAATATCAGTATTTGGAAACTTTAATTCAAAACAACTTGGGTCTAGTGATGGATAAACAACTCCATCTTTTGTAGCACCTACCATATCGTAAGCATTTCCTGAGTAACCACTACTAACTTTAAACTTATTAGTGATGAGTACAGAATGCCCATTAGGATTATCTTCTTCAGGAGGAACAACTGCAGAAACACCATCAACCAAAGAAAGTTGATAAGCTATGTCAGCTAATACGATTGGTTGTCCTATCTGCCATTTATCAATATTAAAAAAGTCTCTGACTTTTTGTATAGCTCTCAATACAACTTCTTCTTTATTGTAACCAACCTTTGTTAGTAGATTAAATTTTATACCGATGTTTATTACAAATGCGTCCTTTATATTTACAGCATCCGTAACCATTCTAAATTGTGTTAGATAAGTTTGTATATTTTCTTTTACTGCTTGATTTACTGTAACTAATTTTTTACCTGCATCAAAACCTAAAAGATACATATTAAGAGCCAATGGATTTGCTATACGAGCATCTGCATTAGCACCTGATTTACTATCTAATTGACTATCTTGTACGACATAGGCTTTTGCTACATTACCATATTTAGGTGGTAGTGCATAAACTCTTGTAATGTAGTCTTCTTTAGTAACTGCTCTTTGTTGTGCTTGAAAGTAAGCTAAAGCATTATTTTTTACTTCTATGATACTCTCCACACTTCTTCCACCAGCAGCTGGTTGTGGATTGTTTATAGCTATAGAAGCTCTAGTAGTACTGACAAGTGCAGCATTAAGTCCCGTTTCATCTAATTCTACATTAGCAACTTGAACACTTCTAATACTATTAGCTCTAACATTACTATTAATACCACCACCGTATCTGTATCTGATAGTTAGTTGAGTATTAGATGGAGCTTGTCCGTATGCTTTAGTTGCTAAAAAGTTTGAGGGATCAAAAGCTGTGTTTAGGTAAGTTGGTGAGCCAGGCAAAGAAGAACCAACTTCATCGGGATTTGGAACTATCTCTTCATCAGGACTATCTGATGTTCCAGCTCCAAATCTTAATTCTGTTCTATTATCTTCTCTGATAAAAGTTGTAAATCTTCTTGATGTTTTTAGAAGTTTTAGTAGATAAGGAGCTTGGTCAGCGTAAGTGTATAGCTGGTCATCATTTTTAGATGTATTATCCATATCTGTAAATACTGTATCTTGGGCTAAGTAAGGAACTTCGTACCAATCATTACCATCACTGTCTGTACAAGAAAGTATTTCTAAAACATTTTGATTTGCTAAAGCAATTCTCTTGTACTTTTCAGCTGCATTAAAAGTAAAGAACTCTGTTGCAACAGTTCCACTTGAAGCTCTTGCACCTTTTTTTAATAGGTAGGTAACAGGCACGTTAGCAGAACTTTCATAAACACTTATCGTCATCGGGTCATAAGAACTTGAAAACTTAAAGTTACAATCCTCTGTTGTTATAAAAGACACTCCTGTATCTGATTGTATCTCCATTCCAGCTTTTAAATTCATAGCATAGTTTAAATCAGGTTTAGTGCTGTAACTATCACCAGCGCCACTTGATATTGCTGGAACTGTTTGAAATACATCAACATCAGTTGTAGCAGCTGAAGATAATTTTGGTTTGTATCCTAAAGACTGAGCCATATTGTAAACTGTTCTCTTCTCTTCAGCAAAAGCTAGTAGACTTTCTTTAAACTGATTGTCTACGTAATAAGAAAGTACATCACCAACGTATGAAGCCATTTCAATAAACATCATACCGGGTGACGATTCATTGAAATCATTATACTGATTTGGAAAATATATTTTAGTAAATTCTATTAAGTTATCTTTGAAAGATGTAAAATCTTTATTTAGATACCTAACTTCTTTTACTGATTTTTTACTTACTGAATATGGCATTTAATTTCTCCTATTTACCCACCACTTGATAACAAATCGTGTGGGTCTAATGCTAATGCTCCTGTATAGGTTGATAAATCTAATTCTAAATTTTCTTCTGATGTTAAATCCACATCCAATGTAAATCTTATATTCACGATAGCTCTGTTTATGTTAAGATCTGAAAATTTTGTTTCAATACTAACCACATTTATAAATGGTAAAAACTCACTCATAGCCCCTCTAATTTCTTCTTCAACTCTACTTTCTAAATCTGTGTTCTCTTGTGAGAAAGCTAGTGAAAGTAAATTTGTTCCAAATGTAGGATTACCTAACCTCTCACCTTTATTGGTAAGAAGAAGATTTTTGATATTAGATTTAGCTTGTTGTAAAGCAGTTTTAGTTCTATTAAAGAATCCTGAATTACCATATGTTAATGGCAATTCTAAACCAATAAAAGTATCTTCATTTAAATCGTTTTCAATAACACCCATTATAATTTACCATCCTTCTTCTTTAATGCGTTCATTACACCTCTATAATCTTTTGTTAAATCACCCATTACATCTTGTACTGCTTTATTTGATGTATCAACACCAGCTGCTTGTGCTGTCTGCATAGCTCCCATCTTTCTTTTCTCTTCTGCACTACCTAACGCTCCACCATAACCCATAGCCTCAGCCATTCTTGTACTATCAAAAGTCTTATTACCCATTGTTGGATACTCTTCGAACTCTTCTCCACGAGCGGTTTCATTTAGTATCTTGTTTAACGTTGGGTTTTTAGTATAACTTACTTCTTCAGGTTTAGATTTTTGAGGAACAGGCTTTGGTATTACTTCAGGTACATCATTTACATTATTAGATATAGCTTTAGCTCCTTCACTAATAAGTATCTTTCTTACCTCTTTTTGTACCTCTTGTTTAACTATTTCTCTAATTAAACCTATGATTTTTTTAGTATTCGACATGATAACTCCTATTTATTATAAATATTAAGAATTTAATTTTCTCTCTCTTTGCTCACGTAAAGCTTTCTTTTTTTCTTTTTCTTGTTTAGCTTTTTTTAATTTTAATTTAGTTTCTGAAATAAAGTTTTTAAAATTTTCTACTAGACTTGGTACTACATTCAAAACGTTTTGTGCCTCTTCTTCTTCATTCTTTACTTTTTCTATAACAAATTTTTGAGCAACTGCTACAGCAGCTGCAGCTGGATTGAGTGAAGCTGATATAGTACTTGCCTTTTCAGTAGCTTGAGCTGCTTGTCTAGCTGCTTTCAAGCTCTTTAAAACAGCACCAACTGTCTTAACAGTATCTTGAATTGTTTTTACCTGTTTTTCTGCTGTTTCTATTTGGTTAAGTACTTTCTTAATCTGTTCCCCTTGCTCCCCACCTTGTCTAGTATTATTAATAATAGTATCTACTTTTCTTTCAATATCTTCTTTTGGTAAATCAAATACACTTTGTACAACACCTTTCAATTTATCTGATATGACGCTCATAATTATTTTCCTATGCTATAATAAGTCTACGAAAGGATCATCTCCCGTAACTTCATTTGGTTCGTTTTCTGTTATGTAAACCGTATCACTTAGTATCTTTGGTAATACATTAACTCTAATCTTTTGTATTTCATTTAACATAACGTTTGATGCGTCTCCTACTTCAGCTATTCCTGTAGCACTAGAAACAGAATTAGAAAAACTTGTTAAGGATGAGAATAACTTTTCAAATAAATCTTCTAATTGATTTCCTAACACCATAGGATTAGTAGATTCTGCGTCACCCAATCTTATTTTACCACCAATAGAGTTTGTTCCTAATTCTAAATTTATTTCTTCGTTAGCTGACAAGTTTAGGTTTCTTCTAGCAAACATATGTATGTCTGTTTTTTTGGAATTAAAAACCAATCTATCAGAATTAAGTGTAATCATATCACCATCCAACACATCAGGAGTTGTTAAGGTTTGTACTGCTGGTATTAGAACATCAACCTCTTTTGCTAAACCTGATGTCATAAAAATTGAGGAACCATCAGCATTTATATTTTGTACATGTGGGTAATGTTCGTCAGCTATTGTTTGTGGTAGAACTGATTGTCTATTCGTAACCTTTACATCGGGATACAAATAAAAAGGATCACTACCAAATTTTATAGCTTGACCAAATCTACCATTAAAAACTACATCACCATATTCACTCAACAAATTTCTATTAAACTCTGTTGTTCTACTTGTAACTCTTGGGTCTGTAAGAGTATTATTAGCTAGGTTCATATTCACATGATTTTTTAAATTTAAAGGTTGGTAGTAATACATTTGACTTCCATGTTTTGCTATGTTCACAACCTCTCCTATCAAAGGGTATGCTACCATATGAGGAGATAAAGGTTTTATATAATCATCAATAACATCACCATCACTTTGACTCTCAATAAATCTAGCTCTAATTGTACCTAAGTAAGAATAGTCTGGCATTTTTCCATCACCACCAGCTATATCTTTTCTTGGTAAGCTTTTTGGGTCTAAAAAAACATCCGTTACTACAGCAGGCTCTAACTCATAGAACTCTACAGCCTCATCGATATTATCTTTTACTATTTGATAAACATCATCATAAGTTGTAAATCCACCACCATCTGTTCTTCTGTTCTTATTTTTTTTACTTTTGAAAAAAGGCATTAATTCTCAACCCTTTTAATGTCGTCTTCTATCTCATCTGAATGACTTTGTAAGTCTGTAGCCGCATCTTCTATCGCACCTAACAGTTGCTCCTTCTCAGCATCAGATAAGCCATACTCATCTTCACCTGTACCTTTACTCTCTGCGGCTATTATACGCTGTACGATAGCAGCTACCTTTACTAATTGGTCATCGTTTTTAACGTTGATTTCTAAATATTCTTTTAACATAGGGATAATCTGCACAGCAGTATCACCATCTTTTATAAAACCAACAACCTCTTTCATAAGAACTTCTAATTGAGTCTTATTTGTTTTTGTATTTTCGTAAATATCTTGAAATAAACCCGACAAGGATTTACCCTC